ATTTAATTCAGAACTTATACCTTCCATATAGATTACTGAATCAGTAAGATTTTTATTAACCTTATTAATCATGTCTTCATGTTTGTGATCATGCAATTCTTGATCACAAGCCGGACATTTTTTATTTTCTAAAGAAGTCAGCTCATCTGTATATTTTTTTGCTGTCTTTTCTGCCTGTGTTAATGCTGTTTCTAAAGTAGCTTTTTGTTTGTTTAAAGATGATATTTTTTCAGATAGTTCTAAATAATTTTTTAATTTTTCGTGATTGGCAATCTCGTTTTCGATGTCAACAGAACACAGCTCGTCGATGGCTTCTTGAAGCTTTCTTGAATCTTCTGTTCGTTTAGTTTCCCAGGCATTGGACTTGTTAACCAAGCTATTGATCGATTGTTGTACTTTGTCATTGCTGTTCCTTATGCTTTCTATTTTAAAATTTTCCGCTTGAATTTTATCTTTAACTTCTTTCAACTGTATTTTTAATAGTTCTGCTTTTTCACTTAATATAGTAATGCCTAATAATTGTTCGATAACATCTCTTTGATCATTGTTCCTCATAGATAAGAACGGTTCAGTGTATGTATTCAGTGCTACTAAGTGCTTGAACATTGTGGGAGTCATTCCAATCAACGATTCTATAGCTTTTTGTGTTTCTCGACTGTCGCCTTGCGCATCGTCGTCGCCGTCGTCGTTTTGTAATTCTATTTGATCAACATAAAATTTTAAAAAATTTGGCTTTCTTCCGCGCTCTATCTTATATTTTCTACCATTAATCTCAAACTCAACGGTGACTACCATATTTTTTCCGTTAGTTTTATTAATTAAATTTTCTTTCTTAATTTTAGTTAATGCTTCCCCATAAAGAGAATAACTTAAAGCATTAATGATAGTAGTTTTTCCAGTACCGTTTCGACTTCCGCTGTCATCGCCGCCCAAGTCTAAATTTTCGCCTAACACTAATGTTAAATGGGCTTTATCAAAGTCAACTGCTTGGGTTTGATTACCCACACTCATGAAGTTTTTTACTGTTATAGTTTTTAGTTTAAACATGAAGGTTATTATAAATTTCCAAAAGTCTGTTGGTATTGTATGTTCCGGACTCCAATGCAAGGATTTGTTCTGATACAATTTGATCTACACTTTCAAATTGAACATCAGATAAATCATCGTGTCCTACATCAAATACTTCTTTTTCTGTTATAAGGCTAAGTTCTCGAATATTATGTTGTCTCATAAATGTTTCTTTGATGAAATTGGCCTCTTCAAATGTGATATCTATGTCTAAAGTCACACGTAGATACATTTTATCTTTGATAATATCCGCTTGTTCGTCAATTAACCTACTTAATTTTACAGTCCTGTACTTAGGACAGTCAAGCCAGTTAATATATTTGGGTTGTTTGCCCCATTCAAGTATCATCATACCCCGCTCATCATCCCAAGCATCAGCATAATTGTGAGGGAAAGAGTTACCAATATAATGTATTTTGTCCTTACATTGCCGTTTATGGAAATGACCACTGAAAACAAATTCTTGATTTTTAAAATGGTGGGTTTGTAATTCGCCGTGGTCAGGCATCTGCACCATTGCATTCATATAGAATAATGGGAGCTCAAAATGTCCAAAAATATATCGACTGTCTATTTTTTCTATCTGTTTCCACTCGTCACTAACAAGCCAAGGCAAAATAGTAACTCCGCCTTCTGTGAAAACATGGTTGACCATATTAATATTTGAAAAAAGTCTTCCGTATTCTAAACTGTGCAAGTCTCTTTTGTCTTTATAATATTGATCGTGATTTCCAGTAATGACATGTACTACGTCAAACGCATCGTTGAGTTTTTCTAACGCTCTCACAGTATAATTCATAGTGCTAACATCAGTAGTACTTCTATTATGGTGCCAATCTCCCAGGAATATTGCAGTCTCACACCCTTCTTCTTTGGCAGTTTTAATAAACCAATCAACAAAATCGATACAATCTTCGTTATGAGTTCTGCTATTGGATTTTAATCCAAAGTGAATATCAGTAAAACACGCTACTTTCTTAAAAAGATTTGACATCATTCTTCCTCATCGGATTCTTCGCTCTTAGGCATACGTGCCATTTTGTATAATTCTGCTTGTCTAGCAGTTTCTTCAGCGTACTCATGTTGATTCTGTCTTGTAAAGCTAGGAGTTAACCCGTTTTCTTCCAGCATATCGTCGCGAATGTTTTGATTTCTTTTTTCTATGTTTAATACTCTAGTAAAACTATTAGTCACTGCTGCGGTATAATATGCGAACGGATTTTCTGATTTGCTTTCATCAAATTGTAGACCTATTTGACTAAGTTGCAGTATAGCCTGCCCTTTCATTTCATCTACATATGTATAACCTCGCCAATTGCTTCGTTGTGCATATCTTTCTGCTAACATTAGGAACATTTTCCCTAGTTCTTCTGTGATTCTTCCATGTTCCTTATCAAAGTGGCCACTTTTAATAGTACCTGCCCAATGACTTTTGCCTACACAGATTAATTGATCATTTTTATCGAATGCCCAATGTTGGTAAGGGGGAAAATTACAGCGTTCATGCGCATCACCTACATTTTTTACAGTCTTTTTCCTACCAGGAGCTAATGGCACATGCTCGTGAGTCATAATTCTAAACACTAAATCTTGTTTTGGAACTTTTCGATAATCTAAAATACAGTCGGCTAGCTTGGTATCTTTGATACCTGCTGCCTTTTTTTCTTGATAAAGTTGTTGACCTAGTCGTTTGGCTCGGTTTCTCTTGGCTTCTGCTACACTTCTAACGTTGATTTTGTCTAGGGATGCTAATATTAGATCATAATCTTCGTATTTTGGATCTAGAAATGCTCCGTATGTATTCTTGCTTTTATGGATTTGTAGTAATAAATCCTTATTATTTAGGTATTTTTTCTTAGAGTTGATTGTCATTGTTATTATAGACTCCTATACGTTGTATTATAATATATGCACATTATTTTGTCAAATAAATATTGTTGGGAGATAACCAAAATGACAATAGATGTTTCACAATACTTTAACTACTCTGCAGTTTCTACATTCCAAGATACTTTTGGATGGGCAAACGTTTCAAATGGATCAGCACTGATACAGCGAGCCGCAGATGGAAGACCAACTGCTGGCCCAATTAATGTTGGGTTTACTTCGTTAGGAACAGAGAACTCCATTAAAAATCGAGTGTATATTAAAATACCCAAGCAGTATATTTCAGGAATATCGAAGTTGCGTCTCCTTTCAGATGATCAAACTAAAGGGTTTGGCGGAATTTATTTTCCAGTCACTCCATCAATTAAACAGAATTATAAAGCCAACTGGCAAGCAGCTAATGTGCAGCATACTAATTATGCCGTTTACTCCTACAACAACAGCGATGTTGGACAAATTTCAGTTACAGGACAATTTCCAGTTCAAACTATATTTGAAGGTGCAAATTGGCTAGCAACGATACATGCTTTAAGAGCTTTAACAAAAATGAGAACAGGAAATGACATTTTGCCAGGAGCCCCGCCTCCAGTTTGCAGATTTTTTGCATATGGGCCAGATGTATATCATAATGTTCCGGTTGTAATAGGAAGTTTTTCTATAGATTTACCTAACGACGTTGATTATATGACTACGGTCAATATGGATAATTATGAAATTAAGGTTCCTGTATTAAGCACAATTAGCGTTGATTTAATCCCAGTGTACAGCAGAAGAGAAATGAGTAATTTTAGTGTTACTGGGTTCGTTGAAGGAACCAATAAAATTGTAGGTTACGTATGATAGTTGATTATAATATATACTCACCATATAAAGACACACCTCAAACTGGAACATACTTAGATATATGGGTTCCCAGAGATGTTCCAGTATTAAATGATGATGTTTTAGTTGAGTTACCTTCACAGTTTGAATTTAGACCAGATCTTTTGGCGCATGAAGCATATGGTGATGCTAGATTATGGTGGGTATTTGCAGCTAGGAATCCATCAGTACTAAAAGATCCTATATATGATTTAGTTTCCGGAGTCAAAATTTATATACCACAAAAAGCATCATTGCTTAATAGTTTAGGAACCTCCAGATGACAGTTGTTTTTAGAAATACAGATAGTTTTAAATCTCAAGTCACTAAAGCATTCGTAGATTTTTTAACTAGTACGGGATCTAGCTTCCCAGAAGAAAATGTCTTACATAATTATAGGACATTTAATTATGTTGTAACTCTTGGAATCGTATCTAAAGATGAATTTAAAAATGGAACATATAGAACAAAAGGATTAGATTATATTGTTTTTCAAAGTCACGGTAAACCATTAGCTGATTTTGGAAGGTCTAAACCTAAAGGGGGCAGCAGTACTCTTGGAACAATATCCAACATCATACAGTCTGTTTCAGAATTAGATTATGATTTCTTCCTACAAGAATTTTACATTAAAAATGCTATAACTAAAAATAGAGACATAGGAACAGAATTTAGATTAAAAATTTTAGAACCATATGGAATTGAAACATTTTTAACATCAATATATCGAGGATTGAAGGTTAAAGGTTACGAAGCTGTGGGAAAAGGTAGTGCATTTGTTATTAAATTAGAGTTTGTTGGTTATAGAGATGACAAAGAAGAACCTGAAGTAATTCCTTTTTCTACTAGACATTACCCTATAATTATTTCTGAAATTAAAGCCGACCTTTCTAAAGAAGGAACAGTATATCAAATTAAAGGTGCGCCTTTAAATGACATGGGAAGATATAATGATGTAAATGAAATTCCCCAAGATATCAATATCACAGGCAAAACTGTAGGTGAAATGTTCAAAGATTTAGAAACTAAAATAAACGCAATAATAAAAACTCAAGCTGCTGAGTCAAAATTTATACCAAATGAATACAAAATAGAATTTTTTGATTTTGGAGATAAGGGCGGTGTCGTTGAAAAAATTTCAACATCTGAAATGTATAATCCTGATACAGACGCGGGTCATAGAGGATACGAAATACCCAAAGGTACTAATAACAAATATCTTTTTGGATCATTAAATGAAAGAGTTGCCCCTGCTGAAAATAGGCAGTTAACTTTTACAGTTAACGGTAAAAAAGGAATCTCTAAAGTAATTGATGATATTATAGTGGATAGTATGTATGTGGTCAGCAACATTTTAAACAATTGGCGTTCAGGATATGACGACAAAGGAATGGTTGAATGGTGGAGAGTAATACCTAAAGTTGAAATTTTAGAATTTGATAACGGTAAAAACATGCCAGCATTTAGGGTAATTTACCAAATAGTTCCTAGAAAAGTGCCTTGGCAAAAACTTGCTAGTATATTTTTCCCTGATACAAAGGCAGAAGTTTCAGACTACGAGCCTTTCACTGTAAGAAGATATGATTGGAGTTATACTGGTAAAAATAAAGACATATTAAATTTTAGACTAAATTTAGATTACTTGTTAACTAGGATACTTTCTAGAAATTTTGGATCTTCGCCAGGAATTCCTGGACAAGAATCAGCAGTGACTGGCGAAGGTGTTGTTGTTCCTAAATTTTCTAATGTTGATTCTGGTCCTTCAGACGCAGAAACTAATTCAGGAAATCAAACAAGAGAAAGCACTGCACAGTCCTCAGATGTTGGTGTTAGATCTTCGACTGAAACAAATCCAGCATTTAATATGGCTCGAGATATTTTTTCAGCCATTAATAGTCCGTTTGAAAATTCAACATTTGAAATGGAAATATTAGGGGATCCTATGTGGTTAGGAACACAGTTTATTGATAATATTTCTTTTGTAGATCCTGCAAAAAGTGCATTGTTCACTAATGATGGGGGCATCGCATTTAGAACCATAGATCCTTGTGTTAGAGTTTTAGCATACGGTCCTAAAGATTTTAATGCAGATGGATTTTTAGCTGTCGGAGATTCTACTCAACAAAGATTACTTGCTACATGGAGTGGATATTTTATAGTTACTCACGTTGAAAGTTATTTTATGGATGGAACATTCCGACAAAAGTTGTCTGGTTATCGATTAACAAGAACAGATATGAAGAGACTTAGTAAAAATATTGAAGAATTAAAAAACGGTATAGGAAAATAATATGTCTAATATATACGCAGGAAAATATCTAGTTATTAACACTGATCCTAGATCGATTCCTTATAACATTGCTTTACAGCGTAATACTACTGGAAATTTTATTAATTTTTCTATTAATGCTGATGGTAATTTTGGTCTTAATATTAACGGATCGTTATCAGCAATTCCTCAACTAGCACAAGTCTCTGCGATCATAACAGGAATATTAGGAATTTTTGGGCTAAGTCAAACAGGACCTGAGCCTCCTGATCAATTTAGAACTGTAACAATTGATCCAGGAGTTACTTTGGGAACTTTATTCGGAGCCGCCGCCGGAGTTAATTTTTTAGTTCAAGTGTTAAAAGGAAAAATTCAACAAGTAAAAAATTATATCAATGCAGCAGTTACTAGTATAACTAATCTTTTTAAATGTTTATTAGAAAATCCTCTAATTGCAGCATCAATCATTGCAAAATTAATAAGACAAGGTTGGATTAAAATGCCACCAGCGATGAAAGAGGCTTTAGAAAAATTAAGAGATCTAATTAATAAGAATCTAGGATTGAATATAATTATTTTTAATCCACTTGCTGATTATTTGAAAAAGTTGAGGGAGTGGTTACAATATAAGTTTCCACCACCAATATTATTACCATTCATTCCGTTTATACCAGGGTGTACTCCAGGATTTTATTCAGGAAGACCCCCACTGGTCTATTTAGATAGAGATCCAGTAGTAGCACAAGTAGAACCAAGTGTAATAACTGCGCCAGGCGGATTTACGAGTAGGATCAATGTTGATGTTCCAGTGATCCCTGTTGATTTTGGCCCAGGTGAAAGACCAAATCTGGCACTTTCGGATCAGCAGGTTCAAAATTTATTAGGTTCTTACAATCCATATGATCTTTATACTTCGGGTATCATCCCTACAGAATTAAATGAGAATTTGGTTGAAAGTAATTATCCTAATCAGTTATCGCCAACTAATTCAGCAACAAGACAAGTTCAAGATAGATTAATATCCGCAGGAAATTCGTTATCTTCAACTGTGACTGCTTTGAATAATAAAGATATAAGTAGAGCAGGATATATTCCTAGGTCTAGTCCATTAGACGATTTGTTATGTAAACCAAATTTAAGTTAAACAATGAATACAAGAATTAATGATTATGGGTCATCAAGTAAAAAGCAGCAAGAATTTGCAGAGTATAGTAACGGTCCATATATCGGTATTATAGTTAATCATCTAGACAATCAAAAAATGGGTCGTTTAGAAGTAGTGTTAGTGCGCACCGGTGGTGCAAACACTGAATTGTCTGATTCTGCAAAGATTCCAGTCGATTACGCACCTGCATTTTTTGGAAATACACCTTATACTTCTACAGATCCAAATAATAGATTGTCTAGTAGTACACAGAGCAGTTATGGGATGTGGTTTGTTCCACCAGACGTTGGATCTCGTGTACTAATAATGTTTGTGGAAGGAAACAGAAGTTCAGGTTATTGGTTTGCTTGTGTTCCAGAACCAGGAATTAATCACATGGTTCCAGGAATTGCTGCCAGCAGAAATGTTGAATTAACTCCCCAAGAAAAAAATAAATTAGGAACAGATTTTGTTCCTGTTGCAGAAGTTAATAGAAAATTAAAAGGGCAAACTAAAGATGATATTGACAAAATTAAAAAACCACTACATCCTTTTACCCTAAGACTTGCTTCACAAGGGTTGTTAAAAGATCCTATTAGGGGAGTAACAACTAGTGGAGCTAGAAGAAATGTGCCAAGTTCTGTATTTGGAATATCAACACCAGGACCTCCTGTAACAGGTAAGAATTCCAAAAAAGCAAAAGTAGGTCCAAAAAATAATACTTTTGAAGTTCCTGCAGAAAGACATGGTGGAACACAATTTGTTATGGACGATGGTTACATTGGCAAAGATGAAAGAACTGGTGCCGAAGGAATTTTAGATGAGTTAGTTAGAATTCGTACTAGAACTGGACATCAAATTCTTTTACACAACAGTAGTGATTTAATCTATATATGTAATAGTCGAGGAACTGCTTGGTTGGAATTTACCAGCGACGGAAAAATTGATATTTTTGCTGCTGATAGCGTAAGCATACACAGTGAAGAGGATTTTAATTTTAGAGCTGATCGTGATATTAACATGGAAGCAGGCAACAATGTTAATATAGTGGCTGCTCGAGGAGCTATGCACTTAGAAGCAGGTTCTTTAATAGAAGGGTTTGCAGGACTAGACGTAAATTGGACAGCAAAAAGTCACTTTAACGTCAGTGTATTAGGCAGGATTAGAATGACAACATTGACCAATCCTTTAGATCCTTTAAATTCTGGTATAGACTTGTATTCCACAACTGGTAATTTTAACCTCTATACTACTAGAGGAATTAAAATGCAGACTTTAACTAACATAGATTTAAAAAGTACATTAGGATTAAACGCTATTGTTGGAACATCTACATCATTCTCTACTGCAGGATCCTTTAGTGTTAATACTATCGGATCTAATTTCATTAAATCTGGAGTGGCTAATGTGTTTGACACGACAGGAACACATATAGAACGAGCAGTATTCATTGATATGAACGGCCCAACTCCTGCACCTCAACCGGTAACTGCTGCAACAAATATTGCAGCAGCGTTGGATTTATTGCAACTGTTACCTGAAGCAGCAACTAATGTTTCTGTTCTAGATACGTTTGTATTACCTTATAGAGAAGCTGACAAAAATGCTACTGCAGATATGCAAAAAGGCTGGGAGAATAACAATTATTATAGACAGCCCGATATTAGAAGTATTATGAAACGTGTGCCAACACATGAACCTTGGGATCATCATGAAAACATAGCTCCTGAGGAATTTAAACCAGAAAAAACAGATAGGGGCGGATAATGGCAATTAAAAAATTAAGTATTAAACCAAATACACAACTGAATTCTTATAGACCCTATCCAACATATGTCTACAAGGGATTTAGCAGTAAGCAAAAAAAATCTAACTTTAAAATCTACGACATTGATTGTATTCGAGAGGACGTATTGAATCAATTTAATACGAGAAAAGGAGAAAGGGTAATGAATCCAACTTTCGGAACAATTATTTGGGATTCAATCTTTGAACCACTTAACGAACTTACCAAAGAAGCGATAGTTGATGATATAAAAGGAATTTTGTCAAACGAACCCAGGATAATCGTACAAGATGTAAAAGTAGATGAGTATGCATCAGGAATTTTACTGGAAATAACAGTTAGATATCGTACTAATGACTTAACAGGTGTTATTAAATTGCAGTTTGATAGAGAGTTAGGATTGATAAGCAGTTAAGTACACAGATAATTTTTTACAATAAATATTGTATCAAGGATAATTTATAATGGCTAGCACTGAACGACAAAATGCCCTTTTAATTGGGGAAGATTGGAAAAAGATATATCAAACTTTTCAAAATGCTGATTTCAAATCCTATGATTTTGAAACTATCAAGAGAAGCATGGTCGAGTATCTTCGACAAAATTATCCAGAAAATTTTAATGACTATATTGATAGCAGCGAATACATTGCACTAATTGATCTTGTTGCATTCTTAGCGCAAAGTCTTAGCTTTAGAGTTGATCTAAATGCTAGAGAAAATTTTATCGATACTGCTGAACGTCGAGACAGTATTTTAAAATTAGCAAAACTGATCAGTTATAGTCCTAAAAGAACTCAAACATCAGTTGGTTTACTTAAAGTTACTTCAGTGAGCACCACTGAGAATGTAATTGATGCTGCTGGAACAAATTTAAGCAATAAAATAATTTCTTGGAACGACGGCACCAACCAAGATTGGTATCAACAGTTTACGTTGGTAATGAATTCTGCAATGTCTACTGCTATTTTTGGAAAACCAAATAGTAGGAGAACAATTAATGGAATTTTAACAGAACAATATAATTTAGGCAGTGTAACATCAGACGTTCCTATTTTTTCTTTTACTAAAAATGTAGCTGGATTCCCAATGTCTTTTGAAATCGTTAGTTCTAATATTATTGATACTGACACCATATCTGAGACCTCACCTAAGTTGGGCGGGGAATTCGGGGTTATATACAAAAATGACAATAAAGGTAGTGCTAGTAAAAATAGTGGATGGTTCTTGCAGTTTAAAGAAGGTGCGCTATCTAGTGCCGACTTTACTGTAAACAATGCTGTTTCTAATGAAATTATTGGAATTGATGTTGAAAACATTAATGAAACTGATGTCTGGCTTTATCAATTAAATGTTGATAATACACTGGGAACTTTGTGGACCAAATTAGATAGTGTAAGCGGAAATAACGCAATCTACACTAATTTGAAAAACAAAATAAAAACATTTTATAGTGTTAGCAGCAGAGAAAATGATCAAATAGATTTACATTTTAGTGACGGAGTGTTTGGCCGAGTACCAAACGGGGATTTTAGGATATATTACAGAACTTCTAATGGTCTAAGTTACTCTATCTCCCCTCAAGAGATGTCAGATGTTCAAGTTAGAATTCCTTATATTTCAAAAAATGGTCAGATCAATACTGTTAGTATGACTTTAAGTCTACAAGCCAGTGTTAATTCCAGTGCATCTTCAGAATCTAATTCTAGTATAAGAGAAAATGCCCCTCAGGTATATTATACACAAAATAGGATGATAACAGGCGAAGACTATAACATATTACCACTAAGTTTTAGTCAAGACATTATAAAAATTAAATCAGTTAATAGAATTTCTTCCGGCATCAGTAGATATTTTGAAATAAATGACCCAACAGGAAGATCTAGCTCGGTAGATCTTTATGCAGATGACGGTGCTTTATATTTTAATTCTTATACTAATTCTTTTATATTCACATTTGATACAAAAAATGAAGTATTTGGTTTAGTCAAAACTAAAATTGAACCGTTAATTAGTACCGAGGCAATGCGAGATTTTTATTATAGAAATTTTGAAAGAATAGCTATAGGAAATTTAGGAGTTGCTTGGTACAATATTTCATCTGAACCAAATCAATCAACCGGTTATTTTAAAAGTAATACTACTCAATCAGCAGTACCTGTTGGTCAATTTACTCAATCAGCATTGAGATATGTCAAAGCTGAAGCGTTAATTAAGTTTGTGCCACCAACTGGAAAATATTTTTCCCCAAGTAATTTAATCACAAATACTAAAACTAAAAATACAAAAGATTATATTTGGACAAAAATTATCTATCAATCAGGTGATGGAAGTAATTTAGGAACTGGAACTGATGAAACTGGTATTGGTTTAATTGGTATCACTAATCAAGTGCCTACTGGGGCTGTGCCTTCACAAATTATACCATTATTTGTCACAGACATTCCTTTTTCTTTCGAGTCTGAAATAGCTAATCAACTTTTCTTAAGAAGAGATTTTGGAATTAGATACGATCGGGATGTTGCTGAATGGAAAATTATTAATCTAAGTAATTTAGATTTAACTTCAGAGTTTTCTTTAACTTATTCTGGCGACATAAGCAATTTAGGATTAGACGCAAGTTGGTTAGTTTCCTTTCAAACTGACGGGGACAATTATATAGTACGTTATAGAGGGTTGGATTATATATTCCAAAGTGAAAGAAAAATTAATTTTTATTTTAATGATGAAGATAAAAGATATAATAAAAAATTAGGCGGAACTTCTAAAGATAATATTGTAATACTTTCTATTAATGACAAAGTTAGTGACGGAACACCTTTAGGTCAGAGCTATCAATTTGAAATTACAGGCATGTTTTCTAATTTAGATGGATATAAAGACAATAATAGAATTAAGATAAGTTTTTCTGATAAAACAGGTGATGGTATTGTTGATGATCCTGACTCTTTTGATAATGTGACTGAACCTACAACTATCGATCCTGACTCAAATACTATTAGATCTTTCGTATTTTTAGAATCCTTACAACTTGAAGGAACAGTTGTTAAAAATATTTTTGATAACAGCCAAATATTAACATTTGAAAATGAACTTGATCTACAAGATTTAAATTCATATGATATAGGACAGTTATTTTATTTTTATAGCCCTACAGAAAACATAGTTAAGAGATTGGATGATTCAAGATCTTTAGTTGTTGTAAATTCTATTGAAGCATTTCCAGGTAGAGATAATTTAGCATTCCAATATAAACATCAAGCTTCGCAAGATTACAGAATTGATCCTGCCAAATCTAATATAATCGACGTTTATCTATTAACGAAAACATACGATGACAGTGTTAGAACTTGGGTGCTAAATCAAGAAGGAGATCCGCCTCCTGCGCCTACATCTTTAGAATTATTTGAAACATACGGAAGTAAATTAAGTAGCGTAAAAAGTATCAGTGATGAAGTAGTATTTCACACAGCGAAATATAAATTGCTATTTGGTAATGGGGCAGAGCAAGACCTACAAGCACAATTTTATATAGTTAAAAACCCAAGTTCAATTACTAATGATAATGATATTAAAGTTAGAGTAATTGAAAGTATGAATGAATTTTTTAGTTTACAAAATTGGGATTTTGGAGATACGTTTAATTTTGGAGAGTTGAGTGCATATGTTATTAAAGAACTCAGTCCAGACGTAGTTAACTTTTTAATAGTTCCAACTTCTCCTGAAAAATATTTTGGAAGTTTATTTCAAGTATTTTGCCAACCAGATGAAATATTTTTAAGTACGGCCAGTGTCGAAAATTTAGAAATAATTAATACAGTAACAAGTGGACTGTTAAAAACAAACGGACCAATTGTGGTTTCTAGCAACTAATGGATAACAAATGAGTAAAAGAAAATCAATTGAATTACTTCCAGTAATCTTTAGGACTGATGCGAACGAAAAGTTTTTATCAGGGACTGTTGACCAACTAATACAAAAGCCTAATTTAAAAAAGATTGACGGATATGTTGGCAGCAAAATATTAAAAACTTTTGATCCATCTGTTGATTCATATCTAAGCAACGTTTCATCAAATTCTTTGCGAGATGTTTATGAGTTAGAGCCAGGAATTGTTATAAGAAATCCTATTACAGATAAAGTAGAATTCAGTAAATCTTATGAAGATATTTTGAATAGTCTTTCTTTATTCGGTTCAGATATCAAAAATCAAGATAGATTATTTAAACAGCAGAGTTATACTTGGAATCCGCATATTGATCTTGATAAGTTTGTAAACTATAGAAGTTATGTTTGGGTACCTAGCGGACCACAGACTGTTTTAATTACGGGAAGAGAAAAAAATATTGTTAGTACTATCTCTGTTTCTATATCTGAAGAAAATGGTGATAAGGTATGGAAATTTAGTAATAATGAAATCGCAGTAAATCCTACACTAACTTTATATAGAGGGTTTACTTATGTTTTTGAAGTTGATACCTTAACTAGTGAATTTTATATTAAAAACTCACGTACTAGCGGATCGTTAGATCAATCAGCTGGAGTTACTAATAATGGTGCGACATCTGGTAAAGTTATATTTGAAGTTTTAGAAGATACACCTAGTTCTTTGTTTTATGTTGATGGAACAGATTCAACAATATTTGGAAAATTCTTAATAAGAGATCAAGTAGAAAATACTGAATTAGATGTTGAAAAAGATATTTTAACTAAAAAAACTTATCAAATCAAAGAAGGATTTAGTCTTAGTAATGGAATGAAAGTATCTTTTTCTGATAATGTTGTTCCTGAATATTATAGAAATAAAACTTTTATTGTTGAAGGTGTGGGACGAGCAATTGAACTAATAGATTATGAAGAATTAGTTACTGTTGAAGGATATTCTAGTAAAGTTGAAACTTCGTTTGATTTAGAATCTTTTGATGAATTGCCTTTTGATGAAGTTACAATGTATCCAGAAACACCTGATTATATTGTAATTAATCGAGCAAGCAAAGATAAAAATCCATGGAGTCGCTATAATAGATGGTTTCATATAGATGTAATTAATGCGTCTGCAGAATACAATAATATTGAACCGTTATTTGATGAAAATCTAAGAGCTAAAAGACCTATTATAGAATTTGAAAAAAATTTACAGTTATATAATTTTGCATCTACATCT